CAACAAACCTGACCCCTATGTCAGCAGGTGAATTTTCAAAACAGGTCAAGAAACATTATGGTTTTGTCATAAAAGACAAGAAAATTGGTGGTAAAAAGTACAGAATCTTTATGAAAGAAGGTGATTTTTAATGGAAAAGGTCAAATATTTATCACTTTTTAGTGGAATAGGTGCTTTTGAATCTGCTATGAGAAACCAGGACATTCCATTTGAAATCACCAACTATTGTGAAATAGGTGAAGCACAGTCCAAAGCATATTCATTGATTCATGGTGTTCCTGAAGAAAAGAACCTTCATGACATCACAACTGTTGATGAAACATTGCTTGGACATGTGGACTTCATCACCTATGGATTCCCCTGTCAAGACATTTCAAGGGCAGGACAACAGAAGGGATTCACAGATGAAGATGGAAACAAAACCAGGTCAGGACTTTTCTTTGATGCTGCAAGAATTATCAAGGCAACACAACCAAAGGTTGCTATTGCAGAAAATGTGAAACCCCTGGTTGGAAAGAAGTTCAAAGAAGAATTTGAAACTGTTCTTCAGACACTGGAAGATGCAGGTTACAACAATTATTGGAAGGTGTTGAAAGCATCAGACTTTGGTGTTCCACAATCAAGGGAAAGGGTGTTCATTGTGTCAATCAGAAAAGACCTTGACCACAAAGTGTTCCAGTTCCCTGAACCTTATGAACTGGACAGACACATGATTGATTTCCTGGAATCAGATGTTGATGCAAGGTATTTTCTTTCTGACAAAATGTTTGCCTATGTTCTTGACCTGGATGAAAAGCAGGAAGGAACAAAGTGGTCAGGAAGGGCAAACAATGACTTCATCAATCCAAGGATTGCACACACCTTGTCTGTTCGTGGGATTAAGGGTCAAAGGGCAGGTGTTTCAAACATCATAAGTGTGAAGAATCCTGCACCAGTGAAGGTTTTGGACTATAAAAAGCAGCTTACAAGCAAACACAATTCAGATTTACGCAATCTGACAGAGAGAGAGAGTTTCCGCTTGATGGGATTTATGGATTCAGAATTCAATCTGCTTCAAGGGAAATTCACACAAACAGAACTGTACACCTTTGCGGGAAATTCAATAGTGGTGGATGTTGCAGAAGAATTGTTGTGCAGGCTGTTTGATGAAGAAGGAAATTTTTTTGTCTAAACGGTATCTTAAAACATAGCAGAAAGGCGGTGCATGTATCTTGAAAGAAGCAAAGAAACCTGAACTTGGTGCAAAACCATATTATGTTGCATCAGGTGAAAGGGTGTATGACCTTGCAGCAGCAATCACCAGGTATGCAGAAAACATTGATTGTGAATATGAAAAGATTGAACAGTGGGCAGATGAAATCAAGATGCACTGCATGATTGCAAAGAAGTTTGACAAGAAAGGTGGTGTGAAATGAAGAAAATCTGCACACTTTGTGGAAAAGAATTCATTGGTTGTTCTTGGGAAACAGAATGCTATTCCTGCAAGAAGAAACAACATATTGGAAGACAGCAGGAAAACATCAGAAGCGGTGAAGATGATGACACTTTTTCTTCAGATGGAATCTTTTGTCCTTGGTGTGGTGAATTCTTTGAAGATGATTTGTATGACACATTTGATGATGTATATGAAGAAGGGGAACATGAACAGACTTGTCCTGAATGTGGGAAGAAGTTCAATCTGACAGTGAATGTTTCCTATTCCTATGAAACAGAAAGGTTGGACAATGATGAATGAAAAGGTGAATCATCCTGCACATTACAACAAACCAGGCAGGAAGGAATGCATTGTGGAAATGCTTGAAATCTTTGGGATTGAAAAGGTTTTAGCATTTTGTGAATTGAATGCATACAAGTACATATACAGAAGTGACATGAAAGGTGGTCAGGAAGACCAGGACAAAGCACTTTGGTATGTGCAGAAGCAGAATGAACTTGCAGCATCTGATGAAAGGGTCAAAATTGCAAAGCACTATGGACTGGAAGCACAGATGCAGCAGCTTATTGAAGAAATGGCAGAACTGACCCAGGCAATCTGCAAGCACAAAAGGAAGAATGGTGAAGGTCAACCAATAAATGATGCAATCACTGCAAGACATGTGGAAGAAAACCTGATTGAAGAACTTGCTGATGTCAGACTTGTCCTTGACCAGGTGATTCTGCTTCTTGGGTGTGACAAGGACATCCAACAGGTTGAAAACAAGAAGGTTGAAAGAACCTTGGGAAGGATAGGTGAAGAAAATGCTGAATGACAAGGACAGGATGAAGATGTTTGATGATGCAATGGGAAAATATGTGTCATCAGAATTCAAGAAGTGGTTGGTTGAACAGGGATTCTTTGTGAAGCCTGCTGCAATCAGTCATCATGGGAATTATACTGGTGGACTGTTTGACCATTCCTTTGAAGTGATGCAGGTTCTTTGTGAACTGACCCAAAGATGTGACATCCAGTGGTCAGATGAAAGGTCACCCTGGATTGTTGGAATGTTCCATGACCTTTGCAAGATGGATGACTACATTGATGAAAACGCTGAAGAAGTGGTGGTCATGGGAACAGGTTCACCTATTTCCAAGAATCCCAAGTGGGCAAGGAATGGTGGTTGCATCCTGAAGGGTCATGGTGACAAGTCGGTGATGATGCTGTCACAGTTCATGACCCTGACTGAAGAAGAAATCTTCTGCATCAGCTTTCACATGGGTGCTTATGAAACAGACAGGTGGAATCAGTATGATGCAGCAATAAGGAAATATGAATCAGTCCTTTGGACACACACTGCTGACATGTATGCATCAAAGGTCAAAGGTGTGTAAAAGTTCAAGGTGGGTTCAAGGTTGGTTCAAGGTAAAAACAGGTCACCTTGAACCGCTTCAAACCCTTGTGGTTATTGGGTTTAAGTGGTAGCGGTTCAAGGTGGTTCAAGGTAAATGTAATTTTCTTTATATATTATAGATTTCTAAAAAAACATATAAATTATAGAAATACTAAAAATATATAAATATATAGAAATCACCTTGAACCCTTGAACCGATATAGTGCAAAACCCAGTATTTTCAAGGGTTCAAAGCGGTTCAAGGCACATTGAACCCTGAACTTCACCTTGAACCGCTTTCAGGAAACTATGAAGAAAGGTGTTTGATGTTATGAATGCACAGAAATATTTGCAGCAGATAAAGGTTCTTGACACCAAGATAAAGCAGAAGGAAGAACAGATTGAATATCTGAAAGCTGCTTCATCAAGTGCAGGTGCAATCAGGTATGACAAGGACAAGGTTCAGACATCCTGTTCTGATTCCAAGTTAGAAAACATTGTTATCCAGTATATGCAGCTTGAACAGGAAGTTGAAGAACAGAAACTGCATCTTGAAAAAGTCAGGGGTGTGATAATCAATCAGATTCATGAACTGTTTGATGACAGATACATCAGTGTGCTGTTCAAAAGATATGTTGAAGTCAAGTCCTATGAACTGATTGCAGTTGAAATGAATTATTCATTTGATTATGTGAAAGAACTGCACAGGGATGCACTGGAAGAATTCAGGGTTCAACATCCCACTCTTTCCCACCTATAAGTGTGTTATATTGATAGTGTGTGAAAATGCAATGAATCACCTTGTCCTTTTGGGCAGGGTGTTTTCTTTTGGAAGGAAGTGATGAACTGATGACAAAGAAACAGCAAAGGTTTTGTGATGAATACCTGGTTGACTGCAATGCTACACAAGCAGCTATCAGGGCAGGTTATTCTGAAAAGACTGCTTATTCAATTGGTGTGGAAAACTTGAAAAAACCTGAACTGAAAAATTATATTGAACAGCAGATGCAAAACATGCAGGACAAGACAGTTGCAACTGCTGAAGAAGTCATTCAGTATCTTACTTCTGTTTTGCGTGGACAGTCTTCTGCTGAAATTGTGGTTGTTGAAGGAACAGGGGATGGTTGTTCTGAAGCAAGAACAGTTCAGAAAGCACCTGATGAAAAGGAAAGGTTGAAAGCTGCTGAATTACTTGGAAAGCGTTATGGAATATTCACTGACAAGATGTCATTGGATGGTGCAATTCCAGTCATCATCAGCGGTGAAGAAAACCTTCCTGAATAATGGCAAGGAAAAAGAAGAAATACCATCCAAACCATAAAGGTCAGAAAAAGTGTTTGTTCCAGTACAGATGCATTGATGGAAACTGGACAAATTATCCAGTTGCAATCTGCCACTTTCACAATGGTGTCTTGACCAAGGCATTGATGAAAACACATCAGTGCAGGGAAAGAAAATGCAAAAGACTTCAGGAAGGGGTGGTGTTTGAATGAAAGCAAGAAGAATTTACCTTCCTGACTGCATTGGAAAAGGTTATAAGCAATTTTGGAACTTCAAGGGAAGATACAGAATTGTCAAGGGCAGTCGTGCTTCCAAGAAATCAAAGACCACTGCACTTTGGTTCATCTATAACATGATGAAATATCCTGGTGCAAACACCCTGGTTGTCAGAAAGACTTACAGAACAATCAAGGATTCCTGCTTCACAGAACTGAAGTGGGCAATTCACAGACTTGGTGTTGATGCACATTGGGATGTCAAAGAAAGTCCTTTGGAAATGACATACATTCCCACAGGTCAAAAGATATATTTCAGGGGATTGGATGACCCCTTGAAAGTCACATCAATCACAGTGGATGTTGGTTCACTTTGTTGGATGTGGATTGAAGAAGCGTATGAAATCATGAAGGAATCTGATTTTGACATGCTTGATGAATCCATCAGGGGTTCTGTTGAAGATGGTCTGTTCAAACAGGTCACCATGACATTCAATCCCTGGAATGAACATCACTGGATAAAGAACAGGTTCTTTGATGACTTTGTTGGAAATGATTCTGAAGGAAAACCTATATATAAACCAAGGCAGAATCCAATTTCTGCTGATGGTGAAATCCTTGCCCTGACTACCAACTACACCTGCAATGAATGGTTGGATGAAGCTGACCTGAAGGTTTTTGAAAGGATGAAGCAGCAGAATCCAAGAAGATACCAAGTTGCAGGCTTGGGAAATTGGGGAATTGTTGAAGGTCTTATTTTTGAAGATTGGGAAGAAAAAGCATTCAACCTGGATGACATCAAAAGGATTCCAGGAATCAGGTCAGTCTTTGGTCTTGACTTTGGTTACACCAATGACCCTTCTGCACTGTTTTGTGGAATGGTTGACCTGAAGAACAAAGTCCTTTATGTGTTTGATGAAATGTATCAGACAGGACTTGTGAACAATGCAATCTTCAGAAACATTCAGGACATGGGTCTTGTAAAAGAAAAAATCACAGCAGATTGTGCTGAACCAAAGTCAATTGCTGAATTGCGTGACCTTGGACTTGCACACATCAAACCTGCACGAAAAGGAAAAGACAGTGTGAACAATGGCATCCAGTACATCCAGGACTTCCACATTGTCATTCATCCAAGGTGTGTGAACTTTGAAACAGAAATAAGCAACTACACTTGGGATTCAGACAGGTTTGGAAAGAAGCTGAATGTTCCAATAGATGACTTCAATCATCTGATGGATGCAATGCGTTATGCAATGGAAGACCTAATCAAGGGTGAAACATTCAGTTTTGCATAAAAAGGAAAGGCGGTGACACAGCGTTGATGTTACATGAAGAAGCAGATGAAGAAATGATGGAAGAACTGAACCTGGTGAAGACAGTTGATGTTCTTGGTGTACCTTATGCAATCATAGAAGGGAACAAAGCAAAAGACCCTGCCCTGGAAAAGGCAGATGGTTATTGTGACCACACAGTCAAGGTTTGTGTCATTGACAATCTGCTGAAAACCCCTGATTCAGTTGCAGACATTGAAGCATACAAGAAACAGGTGACAAGACATGAACTGATTCATGCATTCTTGTTTGAATCAGGTCTTGGGTGTGAATCTTGGGGTGGAAATGAAGAAATAGTTGATTGGATTGCTTTTCAGTTTCCAAAGATGCTTCATGCATTTGAAGAAGCTGATGCATTATAAAACTTTTGGAAGGAAAGGAAGGTGAAAAGATGTGTTTGATTTTCTATTAGATGAAGCTGCAAAAATAGCAAGGGCAGTCACTATTGGAAAAGACAGAATCAGTGATGAACAATACATCATCAAGGAAATCAACACCTTCAAAGCATCCAAAAGAAGAAAAGACATGCTTGATGGTGAAAAGTATTATGCAGGATTGCATGACATCCTTTTGCGAAAAAGAACAGTCATTGGTGAAGATGGTGAACTGACAGAAGTCAAGAATCTTCCAAATAATAGAATTGTTGATAACCAGTACAAGAAAATGGTTGACCAAAAGAACAATTATCTTCTTGGACAACCACTGACATTCCAGTCAGACAATGATGCTTATGCAAAGGCACTGAAGGGAATCTTCAACAAGAAGTTCCAAAGGCTTTTGAAAGCAGTTGGTGAAGATTCACTGAATTGTGGCATTGGGTGGTTGTTTGTCTACTACAATGAAAAAGGTGACCTGTCATTCAGAAGAATCAAACCTTTTGAAATCATTCCTGGATGGCATGATTCAGAACACACTGAACTGGATTATGCAATCAGAATTTACCAGGTGATTGTGTATGAAGGAAAACAGGAAAGTGTGGTTGAAAAGGTTGAAGTCTATGATGACAAGGGTGTGAACTATTTTGAACTTGATGGTGGAACACTAAAACCTTGTGAACCATATTTTCAGAATTACATCACTGTTGTGAATGAAGATGGCACTGAAGAAGGTTTCAACTGGACAAAGATTCCTTTGATTCCATTCAAGTATAACAGCAAGGAAATTCCACTGATAAAGATGGTCAAGTCTTTGCAGGATGGTCTGAATCTGATTGAATCCAACTTCCAAAACAGTATGGAAGAAGACACCAGGAACACAATTCTTGTTCTGATGAACTATGATGGTGAAAATCTTGGTGAATTCAGAAAGAACCTTGCACAGTATGGTGCAGTCAAGGTCAGAACTGTTGATGGTGCAGGCGGTGACCTGAAAACACTTCAGGTTGAAGTCAATTCTGAAAATTACAAGGCAATCCTTGAAATCTTCAAGAAAGCAATCATTGAAAATGCAATGGGATATGATGCAAAGGATGACAGACTTGCAGGAAATCCTAATCAGATGAACATTCAATCCATGTATTCAGACATTGACCTGGATGCAAACAGCATGGAAACAGAATATCAAGCATCTTTTGAAGACCTGCTTTGGTTCATTGACAATCATCTTTCCAACACT